AGTTCTCATCGCCCCAAGAGCCATATGGGTATCCATCTGTAAACATGATAAACTTCTTAGGCATAATATCATGTTGTTTCATGTAGTCCCAGTTGGCATCAAATTCTGTACCACCGCCACCTTTAACTTCATATTCCATAATGTCTTCGCCGTAGCCGTCAAAGTCTTGTTCGTTGTAGACTTTAGTATCAAAACACCACAGTTTAATCTTGTACTCTTTGTACTCGTCCATAATGCCTTTAATTTCGCTAATAAAATCTTTAGCTTGGTCATCACCAATAGAGCCAGACATGTCAATGCCAATACAAATATCAATAGTCTCGTCGTAGTTAGTACCGGGCAAAATAGCAGTCATGTGCCAACCCTTACGGTTAGGACGCATAAAGGTATAATCGTTTTTAATAGTGCTTTGAATTTGTTGCCGGAGAATTTCACGCCAGTTCATCTTTGGCTCAGTAAGCTCTTTGATCATACGACCAATTTCTGCTGGTACATTTCCCGCACCCGCTGCCTGAGCCGCTGTCATCATAGCTTCTTTGATCTCATCACGGATCTGTTTGAGCTCTTCTTTAGAGTAAGCAGGCTGACCATTTTTGCCTTCTTTCTCCCAGTCAATGTGTTCGTCTAACAACTCGCCAAGTGCCGCTAATTCTTCATCATCATACTGCTCATAGATCTCATCATAGATCTGTTCTGAGCTTTTGCCGTAGTGAGCAGTGTCGTGGAAGATTTTAATCTTAGGAGGAGCTTCACCAATACGATCACGTGTCAATGTACCGTTAACTGAGTAGTCAGCGGCAATGTTCCATATCTTACGATCACGACCTTCTACACGGAGCATGTGCTCAAAAACGTTATGCAGAATTTCGTGTGCTACTACAAACTCAACTTGTTTAACAGATAAATCTGCAAAAAAGTCTTTATTGTAATATAAGTGACGTCCGTCTGTAGCGGCAGTAGCACACCACTCACTAGCGTCTTCAATTTTAAGACGTGTAGCCATATTGCCAAAAAACGGATGACGTAGTAGCAATCCAACACGAGCCACTACAATTTTATCAACAATTGGGTCTAGATAATTTGACATTTTCTGCTCCTAAATATTTACTGTATGTATATATTATAACAGGACCCGCAGGTCCTGTCAATTGACTTTGGCTACTAATTAACGCTTTTCTGTAGCCGCCGCAATGTACTTACCATATTTGGCATGGAAGTCATCAAAACATTTGATCTCATCTGGATCCAACGGCAATTGGTATTGTGTAAGAGCAAGTTTGGTACCCATAACAACCAATTCAGTTTCAAAATTATCCATCATAAATTGGAAGAAGTAGTTAACCTTGTCGTTAAACTTCTTGTCGTTTTTGTCACTAGCATCTTTGAGCTCATAGCACAGAGACACAGTCAAAGAGTACATGGCACTGATTTCTTTAGTGTCCATTTTCTTAACTTTACCATTTAAGATGTCTGTAGGATCAGGCAACTTTGAGCTAATCTTACGATGAGCCATAAATTTAACTGCAAGACCTTCACCAACCGCACCCGAGATCAAATCAGTCAATGTGTCTGTATCTTCCTCGTCATCAAACAACAACTCGGATACAAATGACCAGCTACGTGGTGTAGCAAAGGCACGTGATGCACTCTTAGGATCAAAGTCGTACAGGTCCTTTTTAGAGAAGGTTAAGAAGCCAACTACGTCTTTATGGATCTTATTGTCAACAGCCCAACCAAAGTAATCTTCCCAGTCAACCTTCATCTCCAAGTGAACGAAACGGTTAGCCAACGGAGCAGGCATACGATAAGTAACACCTTTGTCAGTTTCACGGTTACCTGCGGCAACAATATGTACGTTGTCTGGCAATTTGTAAGTACCAACACGGCGGTTCAAAACCAATTGATAAGCTGCCGCTTGTACAGCAGGTGCCGCCGAATTCATTTCATCCATGAACAAGATGATCTTGTCATGTTGAGCAGCCATAGCCTCGTCGGGCAATTCTACAGGAGGAGCCCATTCCATCTTGTTAGATGTAGCATTAAAGAATGGAATACCTTTAATGTCTGTAGGATCCCACAGTGACAAACGAATGTCAATAACATGAGCGTTCAATTCTTCGCCCATCTGTTTAACAATATCGGATTTACCAATACCTGGAGGGCCCCACAAGAACAAAGGGCGATTAGCTTTAAAAGCACGACGCAGAGATTTCTTTGCGGATTTTGGGCCAACTGTACGAGAACTAATTTCGCTCATATAAACTCCTAAGTTAAAAGCGGGTTAATGTTTGCTGTCTATGTATCTATTATACAGGTAAACTGCTACCCCGTCAACAGATTTTTTAGGAGTTTATGTCCGTTTGGCTATCTTTGTTTTGGTTATTCATTGCTTTGACTAACCCGTATTTTCGAATATCGTCCGAAAACATGTAAAGCTCAAATGATTTTCTTTCCGAAAATACAGTAATACTTTGGTTTGTAAGGTAATATGGAAAATCCATAGTCCTATCAAAAAATATAATAGTTTGGGGACTTAGGTCGATTGGCTCTGTAAATGGAATTTCGTAACTACGTAGTTCCAACTCGTTTACCAAATAATCAAACCCTTCTTCGCTTAGACGTAGTCCCCCTATGTCTTTGCTTCTATGACTTTGCCACCATTTGTACATATGATGCTTCATATTGGCACTATCTGTACTTTTATCTTTTTGTTGCAAAAAGATTTTAGTGAAAGTTTCTTTTGATATCATTTAATAATTTCGCCACTGGTCAGCTTAACTACTTCAAATTCTTTGCAGTTAAACATTTGATTTAGTTTTTTAGCAAGATTATGGGCATGCCCTGGATTACTAAAACTAACTTTTTTGTATTTAGGTCCAGGATAGCTAGTTACATTACTAGCAGATTTTAAGTTAAAAGGTTCGCCCTTATAGAATACTGCCCAAATGGCATCTGCCTCAAGAATCTGTTCGCTCTTGTAGGTTTTCTTATTAACGTATTCTAAAAGAACCTTAGGCTTGGGTCTACTCATATATGCGTCCTATTATGTACGCATATATTTATCACTTAACTGTTAGAAAATCCGCCGCCATCCATACTTACACTAACACTTGCTCCAGTGTTAGATTCTAATTTTTTAAGTAGAATATCGTAATCTTGCAGTATTTTTGCATTTACTTCTGCTAGACTGTATGCAAGTGCCTTAGCAGTTTTAATATCCATTTTAATTTCACGCTGTTGAGACAGGTCGGCAGCTTTGACCTGCTGTATAAACTGCTGTATAGGTATAGTATTAATCGGATTTGACATTGCTCATGGCCTGTTTCATTTCAAGTTCGTTTCTAAACGGTCCTCGATATTCATAACGCTCAACAGTAATTAATTTTGGACAGAACGATTTGACCCAACCTTTATCAAATTTAATTGTATAATAGCCTGCACAATATAAACTTTTACTAGCACTTGATTTAGTAAACAACGGAAGTTTTCTTTGCAAGTTGTACAATGGATTATATGGATGACAACTAGTAGGATAACCATAAACATCTCTTACTTCAGTATGTACAATTTTATTTTTATCATTAACAAGAAAAAAGTCCTTGCCAAATTGTTTAGTTAGTTCGTCCTTTTTGCTAAAGTATGCTTCACCATCTTTTGAACTAAGCATAAACTTGTTATTTTCTTTCTTGTGTAGAATACCAACTTTTTCGCCGTTTTTTTCTACAATCCAAAACTTGCCATCTACAATAGGTTTTGCTTTTAAATTCATTTAATATACCTTGCTTGAAATGGATCAGCATACGTTTGTATAGTGTCCATAATTTTTTTCATGTCATAAAGTTGACAAAACTTTAACAATCGAATACCTACTTGGCTAACGTTTTTAGGCTCTCGAGTGTTTTCTTCAATTGTTTCCGTAATAAGTTTACGAATATCTTCAGGCTGTGCAGTAAGATCAACTAGAGTAACATTTCGTTCATAATCATCTAATACACGATGTTCGGTACCTTCATGGTCGGTCCAACGTTGAAGCATCATGTTGTTCCACGCCCATCCTTTTTTACCTTTATCTTCGTAGGCTTCTGTTAGACCAACTTTATTCTTTGTACCTTTAGTGCGCACACCTGGGTAAGCACTAAAGACATTATCGCTACTGTCGCCACGCATACACTTCTCAAATAAGATCCATTGTGGATTAGGTGCAGGCACCGCTTCTTTAGTTTTCTTATCAACTACGCTTTTGCCTTTCTTATCAAAGACACCTTCGTGTGTAGTTAGTGTATCTGCTACACCATTATATTGTTTGACATTGGGTGCAATCAGCTGATGAAAGTCGCTGTCTGTCGAAATGATCACATGATCATCGTTAGGGTGCATTTGGATGAAGCCTGCGATTAAATCATCTGCTTCTAGTTGCTTATGTTGTAAGACTGTGCAGTTAGTCTTAGTTTCAACAAACTCTTTAAACGCATCAAACGTTTCCCAGAACAGTTTATCTTCTTCTTGTTCTTTAACAGTCATTGCCGCACGAGTTTCTGCACGATTGGCTTTGTAGGGCTTGTAGAAATCTTTGCGCCAGCTACGACCTTCTAAACAGAATACTACGTGAGTACCGCCAAAGTCATTCCACGCTTTTTTAATACTGTTAAAAGTAATGTGAAGGGCCATGCCTAGTTTGATGTCAGCGTCACCGCGAACAACGTGTCTAGCACGGAAGAATGTATTAGCAGTATCGACTAAAATGTATGTCATGAAACTTCTGATTTGCCTTTTGCAATAGGAACTACATTAATATAGCCCGCCGGTCTAGCTGGATCAAGTCCTGCTTCTGCAAGCATGTTACTTGCCAAATCTCTAAACCAACGATCTACAATCTCTTCGTCAGGATCGCCGTCAAAACCGTATCCTGCTTGTTTCAATTGTACTATAAAATGGTCATTCCAGTCAAGCTCAAAAAAACCATTCCTAACATTGTCTTTATTTACGTGCGTATCTAAAACAGTGACATAAGGCATCCCTTGGGCAGTTGCACGTTCTTTTGGGCTCAGCTTGGCTGTTTCCTCCGCAAGTTTGGCCGCTTCGGCT